AGAGAAAAAACTAACTCTAGAGTATGAGCTAAAGATAGCAGATGATCAAAAAATTATTGAAGATGCTCAAAATCAGATAGATGGAATAAGATACCAGCTTGACGATTACGAAGCAGATTTGCGTGGTATTGAGCAGCAAGAGGATGCTATTAACAAGACTTATGACGATAAGCTAGAAGCACTAGAAAAGGTACGCAAAGCAAATCAAAAAGTTCTTGATCAAGAAAAGGGCAAGCTATCAGTTGCAGAAGCCATTACTCGTGGCGATCTTTCTGCAGCAGCTAGGGCTATTCAGGACGTAAGACAAACTTCTGCTTCTGGATACTTCTCAAGTCAAACTGACGCACTTAACCAGGGAAGACAAAACGCCCTTGACGCAATTAGAGGCGAAAATGGACTATCTAGAATTGAAATACAAGAAAGAATAGAAACTCTTACAAATCAGATATTTGAAATTGAAGAAAACTCTATAGAGCCAGCAACAGAAAGAGTCCGCTTGGCTGGAGTAGAGCTAGCATCAAGAATTAAAGAGCTAGAAGTTTTGGACAAAACAAAAACTGAATGGGAAACTATTAAGAACAATATTGATTTCGCTAGAGTAAATAGTAAAACTTACAAAGATGCAATTATAGAAGCCGAAAAAATTGTTCAAAAGGTTCTAGATGCTTGGAATGAAATTGAGAAGCCAAAGAGCACTGTTTATACAGTAACGACAGTTCGAGAGGGAGATGTAAGCCCTGGAGGCCCAGGCGGTCCAGGCGGTCCAGGAAACCCAGGCCCAGACCCACTAGATCCAAGCGCTGACACCCCAGCAGCTCAGGCAAATAGGATTAGACAAGCATTAAATAACGCTACCACTGCCCCTAAAGTTTCTAAGGCACTTAGAGACGCAGCTGGAGTAACTATGTCTAATGCCGATAGAGCAGAGGCATTAATAAATAGCTACCTTGCAAAAATAACAAAAGCTCAGGCAGACGCTATTCTTTCCAAGGCTGGCGTTACTGGAAGAAGCGGAGGCGGAAGTAATGCTAACCGATTCTTGGCTAATGGAGGAAGGGTTATGTCCTACATGTCAGATGGGGGATCTCCGTTAGGCTCAGATACCGTACCAGCAATGTTAACTCCTGGAGAATTTGTAGTAAGAAGACCTATGGTTAGGAAGTATGGAACAGATTTATTTAACAAGATTAACTCTGGATCCTTTAGCAATGTTCAGGGCATGTCTAGTCCAAACATTCAAAACATAACAACCCCAATGTTTAACTCTACAGGACCTTCTGTATCAGTTGATAAAAACTCTGTGCCATCTACACAAGTTCTCTCACCATCTTCGAATTCAGTGTATAATTATAACTTAAGTGTAAACGTTGCGTCTCAGTCAGACCCTAACTCAATTGCACAAACCGTGATGGGTCAAATTAGAATGATTGACTCTCAAAGAATAAGGGGCAACAGGTTCTAATGGCAACTAATGCATACATGACAAATAGGAAAAAGTATAGTCGTCCGCAAGCAATGCTTTGGGCAAACAATCCAGGTAATGCTGTTGGTGGGTTCTATATTCCGTCGGGATTTGAAGTTGGACAAACTAGGCCAACAACTGCAACAGAAGAAGAGTTGCTTAATGAGTTCTTAATTTTATCAGACGATAATCGATCGGCTTTGCAGTTTAACTCGCTAAGAATTGAAAAAAAGGAAAGAATGATAAATGGTAGGATGAGGTCATACCATGTTGCAGATAAGATAGAGTTGTCTACTTCTTGGAGCATGCTCCCATCTAGATCATTTTCTGACTTTCCAGGATTTGATGAGTATGGAAGACAGCAAGAGTTAGTAACCTCTATAGACCATGATAGTAATCCCATAACGCCAAATCAAACTATTCAGCTTAGTGGATCACCCCTATATAAAGATCAGCAATACACCTCTGACGGCGGAGCTGGCGGGTTGGAAATACTTGATTGGTATACCAACTACAAGGGCCCTTTTTATGTTTATCTTGCCTATGATAAATATACAGAATTTTCTGACCAAGACACACTAAAGTATTCTAGGTTGGGCCAGTATAATGAAATTCTTGAAATGTATATTTCTAGCTTTACTTACTCAGTTGAAAAACGTGGGGGATCAAACCACGATTTATGGAACATAAGCGTAAGCCTAGAAGAGGTTTAAATGTTTGAAAGCAAAGAGCTAAACGATCATCTTAGTACTTCTTCTACAATAAAGTCTCGTGCTGCAGTTATTGCAGAATGGAACATGAATTTCTTTGAAAATATTGCAGATATTGGAAACTACAGATACCGTCCACTTCTTGGAATTGCTCAAAAATACGGATCAATACCAAACATCTATGACCCAAAAGACCTAGGAAACTTTTACACTGGCGCAACAGATGCTGATGTTTTAGTAGATGGTGGTTTTGAAGAGGATGGCCAAACTCCAGTTGTTTTTAAACCTAAAAAAGAAAAAGAAAAACTTTTATTTTCTCTAGAAGAGTGTTTTGGAAAGTTTAGGCCAAGGTCTGGAATCAACAAACTTAGATACGGAATTACTGGAAAATACCTACATCACAGTAATGTTGACATGTTTAATCGGCCAAGATACTATATGCCAGACAAGAATGATACTTTTAAATACTGGACCTCATATAGGACTGAGGATGGAAAAGAGTACGGAATTGCAAACAATACTCTTAATGGCAATTACCACGTAGAAGATGTAGCCCCATATGTTGTATATAAAGAAGAAATTCCAGTAAACAGGATTGTTGTAAAGACGCAAACCAATGTTGGAAATGTTGATCTTGGACCATTCTCCAACTCATCTGGAATATTTGCAGATCCATTTTTTGGAGAGGAAAATAAAACAACCCCAGTAAAATGGAAAATCCAATATCTAAAAAACAATATTTGGCTAGACGCAATTTCCTTTAATAAAAACTCTGTACGCTATAATGGCGATGCCATAATCGGAACAGATGGATACTTAGAAATTGGGTATGGACTTATTGTTCCAGATAGTTTTAGGTCAAACTTTATAAATAATGGAATCCTAGCCTCCACAACTATGCTTCCAACAGAAAATGAAAATGGTCAGGCCTACCTTGTAAAACAAAACACGAATGACCTTGGGCGATACTATATTTGGAAAGACAGTGGCTACCTTGAATTTCACCCAGAATATGGTTGGTACGTAGTAGATGAAAACGTAGACCAGCTTACAAACTTTGTAACAGATACAACAAGCCCTAAGAAATACAATACAGCTCAGGCTGGTATTTTAGACTATGAAGAGTTTTTGTTTATTTCAGGAATCAGGGTAGTTGTTGAAACAATGAATCGTTTTGGAGCAACCCTAGACCTAATAGAACTTTCTCCAAGACTAACAGTAGATCTAACTGAAAAAACAGTAGCATACTCAGTAACTAAAAATGCTTCAGATCTTGGGGTAAGTGGTTTGCCAGTTGGTCAGCTACTTGCATCTAATGGAGAGCTGTCCCTCTTTGACTATGACCAGTCTTTTAATCAAAATAATATTTGGAATCCAAAAACTGGAACTGGAAGCATTATTGCAAAATACATAAACAAAAATATTCAAATAAAGTTTTATGAGATAATCTCAGATGTTACTGTCATAGATAATGAAGAAAATAAGATTAAAAAAAGTTTTTATGTTCCAATAAAAACATTGTATTCAGAATCTTTTCCACAGTCAAACCTAAAGAGTAGAGAGCTTAAGCTATCACTAAGAGACCTTTTCTTCTATTTTGAGTCTCAGTCAGCCCCAGAGCTTTTGATTCCAAACGCATCCTTGTCATACGCACTTGCAACAATTTTTGACAGCATAGGTTTTAGCAACTACTCCTTTAAAAGACTTGACGGAGAAAGCGATCCAATTATTCCATACTTCTTTGTTTCTCCAGATAAAACTATAGCAGAGGTATTAAACGATCTAGCCATAGCAACACAGACCGCAATGTATTTTGACGAGTACAACAACTTTGTTATGATGAGCAAAAACTACTCCTTGCCAACTGAAGAAGAAAGGCAAACAGATGTAATTTTGCTGGGATCAAATACTGATCCAAAGTTAACCACAACAGAACAAATTCGTGATGCTCAACCAAGACAATTAGAGAACATTATAGACATAGCCTCTCAGGATAACAACATCTATAATGATGGAAAAATAAGCTATATTGCAAGATACATCCAGAAATCTATGGGCTCAATCAAGCAGGCCTATGTAGCAGACAAAAATATTTCTTGGATATATAAGCCAGCCCTGCTTTGGGAAGTATCTGGCACAGAAAATCTAAAGCCAACAAATGGACAAACAGCTACTGGAAATAAGTATGCCCTAGCAGCTATACCACTAAATTCAGATTTAAATGATCAAGTACCAGCAGTTCTAAATCATGAACTTGTTAATAATATTATTGATTTTGGCGATGGCATTTTGTACATTGGAAGATATAACGGATACTTTTATTCTAATGGAGAGGTCGTTAGATACGACGCAGTAGAATACAATGTTTCGGTTTTGCCATCAAGCGTGGTAGACTCTAATTTTACTGGAGGAAACGTTTGGATATCTAGTCCACAAGAATACGAAGACTATTTTTCTAAACTTTCTTTTAACGGAAAGATTTACCCAACTGGCCGTGCAAGAATTTATGCAGAGCCAAACTATGAAACTTTTGATGGAATAACAAGAATGTCTAATGGCTCAGTAGCCAAGCACGGTAGGGGGCAGTTTGGAACAACAGTTGTAAATCACACAGCTGGCCTAAACCCATACTGGACAAATAATGAAAATGTTTATGGCTGTAAAATGAAGTCTGCTTATCTATTTGGAAACCTTGCTTTTGAAGGTGACACCAGTGCTGGTACAGCTGGAGTAAGCAAATCTCTAGCTACAAAAGCCTCAAGATCTAGCGTAATTAAAAACTATCTTTCTTTTTCTCATAATGAAGAAACCTCTAATAAGAATAAACTCTCTTCAACTTCAGAAACTGTTCAGGCTTCGGCTCTTGTATTTAACGGTCCGTCTTTTTCATCACAAGAAACCCCCATTGACTTTATTTCCTATGTAAACAAACCTCTTAGTGGTTCTTTTAAACATTTTGGAACAAGAATGAGAATTGTCGGTAAACTTGAAAATAACGAGAAATCTGTTCAAACTCCAGCTGGGGCCACAACATACTTTAACGTTCCTACTACAACTCCAGATGAAAATAAAACTATTTCTGGGGGAAGTGGTGGAATTGCAACATTGTTAAATCCAGAAAATAACAATGGGTATTATTTTGAAATAGCAGCATTGTCAGAAAAAAACATAGACCTATATAAAAGAAGTACCCCTAACATCAAAAAAAGCATAACCCGCTTTGATGCTACCACAACCAGCGTTGCAACTGTTTATGTATCTTCCGCAGCCACTAGCTATCCAGTCGGCAGTAAGGTTATGATATCTTCTGGAAAATCTGCTACTTCTAGCCCAGTAAATTTGCCAGTATATGCATTAGGAACTTGGACTGTAACTGCAGCAACATCTACCACAATAACAATAAGTGGATCTGGGTTTACTGTTGCAAATACTACAGGAATTAATCAAACTGAAAATATTTCTTTGGCCCCCGCTACTTATAGTGCCGATGGAATATCCAATATATTTTTCTATAAACTATTAAAAAATACCAGCTATGATATTCAGACTCCTGTGAGAGACCCCCTAGCACTACCAACCCCAACAGCAACAAGTTTAACTTTGGACAATAATCTTCCTGCAGTTGCTACAGAAACAACTTTAACAGCTTCAACCAACTCACCACTAATATTGCCATCTGGCAGTCTTGCTCCTTCCATCGTTCAGGCTGGGCAAAGAGTTTTGCTAAGGGGACAAACAATTACCTCACAAAATGGTTATTATAAATTAACCAATGCTGGAAATAATCCGCCAACAATTGTTGTAACCAGCCCTACCACCTTTGTTATGCCATTGCCAACTAGCGGCACAATTCCTGATTATGTTTCTGGTGGTTATGTATCTCGGCATGTTGAAGATGGACAATTTGGTATTGCGGTTGTATATGAAATTAGTCAAATCACTAAGAACGTATCTACTTTAACCTATACAACAACGACGCCTCACGGCTATACAACTGGTAATCGTGTTATTATTTCTGGGGTAAATCCTCCAATATATAACTCTGGGCCACCATCAAAATGGGTTTTAACTAAAGATGAAGACGCAATACCAGTCAGACTTTGGAGTGGACTTTCTTCAATTATTGTTGATGACGGAAATTTTGCTGGCCAGTCTAGGGTAATAGCTGAGGAGTATACAACGGTATACGACCTTGCAATAGAGTATGAAGATCTAGAAAAATCTAGAAGATTTTACCTATATCTAAATGATACTCAGGTTGCTGTCGTAGATGACCCAGACCCCCTTCCGCTAAATAATGCAAACAACATGTCTTTATTTGTTCGTGGTGGTTCTCACTGTATGTTTGAAAACGTATATGCTCTAGCTAATAACTATAGTCAAAACTCAGATGTTTCTTTGGGTCCAATTGCAAATAAAATTTTTACAAATAAAACTGATATATCGTCTAACGAAGCATTCAGAAAATATTCAATTAACGGTATTGTCCAGCCAACCTTTCTTTCTGGAATAAGTCCAGCGCAGCCACCACAGTATAATATTTTTTATGAGGAGTTTGGAAGTATTCTTAGAGAAATGGCATACTTTAACGTCAAATATGATAAGGCATATCCAGCTTTATATTCGATGGTATCTCCAACCTTTAACAAGCTTCGTGGATATACCGTATCTGGATTTTTTGGAGGAGCCTATGGGGCAGAGTTCCTAATCTTTAATGCTACAGATACCTTCTTGTTCTTAGATGAAACTGTAGGAAACTACCTAAGAATTCAAGGAATTACTTTTACCCAAGATTCTCGCTACGAACTAACGGTAGATAATTATTTTGAAAAAACTGCAAATTTTGCTAACCCTCAGATAAAAGAAGATATGACTATCTTATCTCCAACTACCCAAAAAGAGCTTTACAATGATATAAAGACTAGCAGAATAACTTATGGCAGAAATCAATTCTTGCTTGACTCTATCTATATTCAAAGCGCTGATACAGCTAACAATCTGATGAAATGGATAATATCAAAAATAATGAAGCCGAGAAAATCTGTGGGAGTTAACATTTTTGCTAACCCAACAATACAGCTAGGAGATATAGTTTCTATAAACTATTCCGATAGCTCTGACGAGGTAGCCTTTGAACCAGAAAAAAGATTTGTAGTATACAGCATAGACTACGCAAAAGATTCTTCTGGACCAAGCATGAGCCTATATTTGAGTGAGGTGTAGTTATGGCACTTAGTAAAGACTCAAACTCAAGAATACAAAGAGTTGCTGCACCAGCAGCAAAGCCAACGGCACAACAAGTAGGAAAGTCCCCAGATCAAATAGAGAGGGAGGTTGCAGCAAAAGCTGCTCAAATAAAGAGAGACCAGGAGGCAAGTGCTGCAGCCTTTAAAGCCTCTAAGCTAGGTATTTCTGGATTTAATAGTATGACAGACTCCAAGGCTACGGCTGCGGCCAAACCTTCAGCTCCTTCAACCCCTTCGGCCCCTTCAGCCCCATCACGACCCGCTGCTCCAGCGGTAGATCAGGGAGCCCTGGACAGGGCAGCCCAGGCAGAAAGAGATAGGCTGGCTCAACTGGAAAGAGAAAGACAGGCCCAGCTCGAAAGAGAACGACTTGAAAGAGAAAGGCAGGAAGCGGTAGAGCGAGCCAAGCAAGAGGCTATTGCCAGAATGCCAATACCACTCGTTCCAGCTACAAGAGAACCAGTCAAGTATGCGACACCAGAAGATGTCCTTATTGATGAAAACGATGTGCCGATAGAATTAATCCTTAAACTAACTTTAGAAAAAATTGGCGGCTTAGAATTAATAAACCTTGTAAGACACGATACTGTTAATGGACAAAACATAATCTATAGGCCAATAAAAAACGTTTCTCAGTTGGCAATTGATTATAACCCACAAAACATGGTAAAGATGCCAGGCTCTGGAGAAGAATATTTTAAGAATTTTGCAATAAAGCTAGAAAATCATATAGAGCAAACTACAAACGAAGACCCACCCCTAGTAGCCTACATTGATCCAATTACTAAAAATGTTATAATTGATGTAATTAACACTAAGGCAGATTACGAAATAGAGGTCCAAATGGTCTCTTCTGGAAAAGTTTTTGATGGTACAATATATGAAGAGGATTATTCATGATTACAGATGTTGGCAAAAACCTATTGGCTAAGTACCTTATTGGACAGGCTCCATCTTACGCAACTCATATTGCTATTGGTTGTGGACCAACCCCTAAAGCTATAACCTATGACCCAACCAGCGAGGACATAACCGACATCCTAGCAAAGAAAAATTTAGACTTTGAAATGTTTCGTGTTCCAATTAGCTCAAGGGGATATGTAAATGAAAATGGCGATTCTAAAATTGTTTTAACAGCCGAACTACCAACGATTGAAAGATACGAAATTACAGAAATAGGAATTTATTCTGCTGCATCAAATCCAACTGCTGGAGCATACGATAGTAAAACCGTTTATTCTTTTTCAACAGCAGAAAACTGGGAGTATCACACAGCAACTGCAGCATCCACGATTGAGGTGGTTAATACCCCCTTGGCGCAAGACCCTCTAGAGAAAGCAATAATTACTCCTAGAGTTCCCGCAGTCTTTCAAACCAATGCTGACAATACAACCCTTCTTGACATTAATAGGCTAAATAGATATGAGTCTTGCAGGTATTTAAATAACACAATATTTATCCCAGGAAATGAGTCAACCCTATCTATTCCTTCAGGATCAAGGATGGTAGCCACTAATGGATCAAATCATATACACTTGACTGGAGCAAGTCTTGATTTTAATAAAAATTCAGCAAGTGATGAGCTAAAGCTTGCATTTTCTATTGTTAATAAAAGTGCAACGCCTACAGCAAATGGCTTTCACCCAACAAGAGTAAAGCTGTTAGTTGAGTTTGCAGATAGCGATGCTGAAGAAGCAACAAACTATGCTCAGTTCCAAGTAGACATAACTAACGGAGTTGGTGGCTATGATTTTGCAACCAATAGATATATTGTTGTAACCAAGCAATTAAAAGATTTAATCAAAAGCACAAGCTTTACTTGGAATACTGTTAACGTTGTAAAAATTTGGGCATCGGTATTGGGAGCTGGGGGAACACCAACCTCAGACTACTACGTAGCTCTCGACGCAATTAGGCTAGAAAATACTTCTTCTATTAATCCATTATACGGAATGACTGGCTATTCCGTAGTAAGATCTCCAGATATTCTTCCAATTGTAAAAGTTTCAAATACTGCAAACCTAGTAGAGTTTCGTTTTGCACTAGATGTAGATCTGGGTACTGGAAATGCCAGCTAAAAAGGTAACTATTGAAAAAAAGGACTTGCCACCACTTTCTCCAAATGGGGAGTACCTAATTCGATACCGAGTTATTTCGGAAGATAAGAATAGAACATCCCCCTGGTCTCCCATATACACCTTAGATGCAAAACCTTTTATAGAAGATGTACTTGGGGGCCTTCAGTTGTCTGACACCTCTTTAGCAATTACAGCAATTTGGGAAGAATCTCCCGTAGCTTCATCATATGATGTTTTTGTAAGTTTTGGCATATATAATACTGGAACCTCAACGTTTGCTTGGGGCAGCTATGCCTATCATGGATCTTCATTATCTCAATCTTATTCTTTTTTAAGACCTTCTGCTGCCACTGGTATACGTGTCAAGATACAGCTTGCTGGGATAGAAAAGGTATTAAGCCCTGCCCTAGAGATTTGCAATATAGAAGATTTTGTAGTTAGCCTCTCATAAACCCGTTTGTTTGTGTTATAATTAACTATGGCAAGAATACCAACACCAGACAGAGGACAGCCTCTAGACGTAAATTATGTCTATCAAATAGTTGAAGCAATCAATGATTTATCTTCTCAGATATCTTCTGCAAGATATAAGTATGCATCGATAGATACATCAGAGGGCCGCCAAAGTACACTGCTTACGGATACAAAAGTGGTGGCTGGAGAGCATGTTATTTATCCAACCCTAACAAATGTAACTGCAGAAACAGACCAATCTTTTACATACTCTTTTAAGGGTGAATACAAGTATCCTCCAATTGTCACAGCTACCCCAGTTCTTATCGAGGGAACATCATCTGGAAAAGATGTGTCTGTAGTTATTTCAAGCGTTACTAACTCGGCAGTAAATGGAATTGTTCGTTTTAATAGCCCAGGACAGCTAGCCGTTAAGGTTCATATTATTGCTGTCGGTATTCCAAACTAACAATGGCTAAAAGACACGGCCAAGTCGACATGGTAGAGTATAACTCTTTACCAGTTATTCCAGGAAACAAGAAGGTTTGGTTTTTAAACGGAGACCTAATAAGAGTTCATCACTTAAACAAGTCTAATGGAATCATGTCAGTTTACAATATTGTAAAAGATAGGATTGAGAGTTGTTTGATTTCAGATTTTAAAAAAAATAGGGAGAGGGCTTATACTGTTGGAGAAACAGCCTCACTAGTAAATCGTCATAAGAAGTATATGCCAAGCTTGATGAAGCGTGAAATTATTCCTCATCCTACTGGATCCCAAAAAGGCGGGGGAACTGGATGGCAAGTAAGATCCTATTACGCAGAATCACAGGTAAAAGAAATTCGTGATATACTAGCTACCTACCACATGGGTAGACCAAGAAATGATAAGCTAATAACCAACGATATAACTCCTAGCCGTCAGGAATTGACAAGGCGTCTGGGAGATGGTATACTGACTTATACGAAAACAGAAGATGGTAGATTTATTCCAATTTGGAATGAAAGCATATAATAGAAGGAACTGGGTATGGAAAACGAAAGCACTAGAGTAAAAGTTGGGTTAGGATACACTCTTAACCTTGGCAACTTTCAGTCACTAAGAATTGACCTAGAGGTATCAGATAGCAAGCGAGACAGCGAAAACACTGGAGAAGCCTTTGAACGTGTCTATGAATTTGTAGAAAACAAGCTAGCAGAAAAGGTTAAAGAAGCCTCTTCTGAAATCGACAGCAAGTAATGGCTGAGCGTAAATACCGAATGGCTTTGCTTAGTAGGTATAGTAAACTACACAAAGCTAGGTATGAAGAAAAGCCAATCGTAAATCTTAACGTAGAGCAATGGGCTGCAGATGCCTTGATAGAGTCTTTTACCCTAGAGATTTGTTACGATATGCTAGACTACTATTTTGAAGTAAGCCCTAACCCATCTTGGAAGTATTTTGCAAACTACGCAGAAACAATTATAGAATCTAGAGAAAGAATTGTTCAGGACTTAAGGGAAAGATCTGAAAGACGACAAAAAGCGAAGGAATGGTTAAGTGAGTAATGTAGAGGCTAAGCTAATATCTGCAGTCTTAAAAGACAAACAGGTCCACGTTTTGCTGCAAGCAAACGTAGAAAACCTATTGCGCACTCACACAGATGTTTGGCAGTTCATTAGAAAATATTCTGAGGTAAATGGATCCGTTCCCCCAACAACCCTAGTTGTAGAAAAATTTAGAGACTTCTCTACTACAGAAGATGTAGGTTCAACAAAGCACCACCTAGAAGAATTACAAGCAGAGTATCTTAATGCTAGTCTAAAAGATATCCTTATGACAACAGCTGCAGATGTCCAAAGTGGCAAAGGCCCAGAAGCACTAGAAGAGCTAATCACAAAAACATCAGAGTTAAAAAAGAATACGGCTGTTATTCGTGACATTGACGTCACAGATATTGACTCTGCTGTAGCTTACTTTGAGAATGTGCAAAGACAGAAAGAGCTGGGCATACTTGGAATTAAAACTGGTTTGCCAGGTTTTGACAACTACCTCCCTTCTGGAATTATGCCAGGACAGCTAGGAGTGTTCCTTGCTTATCCAGGTATTGGAAAGTCTTGGCTATCTCTTTACTTTGCTGTTCAAGCTTGGAAGCAGGGCAAGTCTCCAATGGTCATCAGCCTTGAGATGTCGGAGACAGAAGTTCGTAATCGTGTATTTACTATTATGGGCGAGGGTCTTTGGTCGCACCGTAAGATAAGTAACGGAGAAATAGATATTGAAGACCTTAAGCGTTGGCACAAGGTAAACGTCGAGGGTAAGCCAGAGTTTCACATCATTTCTAATGATACTGGTGGAGACATTACCCCATCGGTTCTTCGTGGAAAGATAGATCAGTATAAGCCAGACTTTGTTATTGTTGACTATCTACAGCTAATGAGTCCTAATCAAAAGTCAGATAACGAAACTGTAAGAATGAAGAACTTGTCTCGTGAGCTAAAGCTTATGGCTATTGGAGAAGAAGTTCCAATTATGGCTATTTCTTCTGCCACGCCAGATGATGTTACAAAGCTAGACACCGTCCCTACGCTGGGTCAGACAGCTTGGTCACGTCAAATTGCCTACGATGCCGACTGGGTCCTAGCAATGGGTAGAGCTGCTAATAGCGATATCCTAGAATGTGTATTCAGGAAAAACCGTAATGGATTTATGGGAGACTTCCTTGTTCAAGCTGACTTTGACAAGGGATGGTACAAATATAAAGATTATGAAGATAAGTAGTTATAATGGTTTATGGACAGTTTACACCATAAACCGATTAAGAGCTTCTTCCTAGATGGCATCATCTATGACGATTCAACAATTGCACGACTAAAAATAGAATACATAAAACTATTACTAGTTGAAATGAAAACTTTGGGGTATGTGCCAAGGCTAGACCTTGACCCAGACTTCACAATAAGGTATAATAAAGAAGTACAAATATTTGAATTTAAATTAACGACATATGGAATATACGTAGGAAAGAAAAAAACACAGTGGATAATAGGACTAGACGGAACAAGAGTAATCTATACACAAAAGAGCAAGTTGAAAGAGTTCTTGAGGGATCGGGTATAGACGTTCAGTCTGAGGTTGATTCCGACTTTATAATCTTCTGCCCATTTCACAACAACTATCGTAGCCCAGCTGGAGAAGTAGACAAAAAGAGTGGTATCTTTTATTGCTTCTCTTGTCACAAAACATCAGATCTTGTGGAGTTTGTAATGTTTACATCTGCAAGAACATACTTTGAGTCAGTTCGTTTTATAAAAAGCAAAGAGCAGCAAACAGATCTTGAGCAAGAGATGACAAGGCAGCTACATACCAGGCAAGAGTATGTTCCCTACGATGAGCTGCAAGTTAAAAAACTTCACCTTCAAGCTATGGACTCTCCAAGAGCTAGCACCTACTTTAATGGTAGAAAAATTAATAAAGAATCTATGGCAAAGTTTGGCCTAGGCTTTTCAGAAAATTTTGATATGGTCACTGTTCCAGTTCACTCCCCAGACGGAATGCTCTTGGGTTTTGTTGGCAGATCAATTGAGGGTAAAGAGTTTAAGAATACTCCAGGACTTCCCAAGAGCAAAACCCTGTTTAACATAAATCGTGTAAAAACTGCAGAGCAGGTTTATGTGGTAGAATCTTCTTTCGATGCAATTAGGCTAGATCAGGTTGGCCTTTCTGCAGTCGCAACGCTAGGGGCAAACGTCTCTGGTATGCAAATAGAACTTCTTCAGAAATATTTCAATAACATTATTGTTATTGCAGATAATGATGAGGCAGGCGGTAATATGAAAAACAGGCTGCTAGAAAAGCTTGGCTCTCGTGTTTCCGTAATACAACTAGATAATAAGTATAAAGACATTGGTGATATGTCGGACGAAGACATAAAGTTATTAGACTTTAAGTTTGACAACGCTATTGCCAATATGCTAAAATAATAAATAACAAATAAAATAGGAGAAATAATATGAGCGTAACAAAGGGATTAAAAGATATCAACGCCCTGCTTGACAGACCAAAATACGAAGGAACTGGAAGCAAAGTTCGCTGGCTAAAGCTAGCTGACGGACAAGCTGTAAAGATCCGCTTTATTGAAGAGCTAGACGAAGACTCGTCAAACTATGACGCAAAAAGAGGTCTGGCAATTGTAGTAAAAGAACACACAAATCCAAAGGACTACAAGCGTAAGGCTGTAGACACAATGGAAACAGAAGGCCGTGACTGGGCAGAAGAGATGCACCGTAAAGATCCAAAGGCTGGCTGGAAAGCACGTCTTCGTTTTTACTGCAACGTTCTTGTCGATGACGGAATTGAAGACCCATATGTCGCAATCTGGTCTATGGGTATTAGCAAGCAGTCTGCTTTCAACACAATTCGTGAGTATGCTCTAGAAACTGGAAGCATTTCGAACCTAAGCTGGAAGCTAAAGCGCAGTGGTCAAGGAACAGAAACAACCTACACGTTGTTCCCGTCTGGACCAGACACAGAGCCGTATAGTTGGGGTGGCGTTGAGGCATTCCCACTAGAGCTAGCTCTTAGAAATATTCCATATTCAGAGCAGGAAGCTTTCTATCTAGGCTTTGACACTCCATCATTAACATCAGCTACCAATATTGACTGGTAGTAGGTAATAATACATGGGGTATGTTGGCTTACACGTTCACACGCACTACTCGCTTTTTGATGGAATTGCAACTCCTCAAGAGTACGTAGATCGTGCTTCAGAACTAGGGATGCCTGCCATTGCAATCACTGACCACGGTTCTTTGTCTGGACACAGAGAAATGTATCGTGCTGCAAAAGAAAAAGGTATCAAGCCAATACTTGGCGTAGAAGGATATATAACGGAGGATCGTTTTGACCGTCGTGATAAAGACGAAAGAACAGGGCCATTAGACCTTGTTTATAACCACCTTGTCCTTCTTGCCAAGAACCCCAAAGGTTTAGAAAACCTAAATAGACTAAATGAAATTGCTTGGACTGAGGGATTTTTTAAGAAGCCAAGAATTGATTGGAAAGTCTTAGAGCAATATAAAGAAGGCATAATTGTTACCTCTGGGTGCCTTAGCGGTGTCTTGGCTAAAGCAATTGAGGCTGGAGATTTAGCCTTTGCAAAAACACATATTAAGTGGTGTAAGGATACTTTTGGTGATGACTATTACCTAGAGGTAATGCCACACAACCCACCAGAGATGAATAAGACAATTCTTGAGCTTGCCGATGAGTTTAAGATTAAGCCTGTAGTAACTCCAGACTGCCACCACTCAGATCCAGGGCAGAAAGAAATTCAAGAACTAAAGCTTATTCTTAATACTTATTCTAATAAGGTTGAAAAAGATGCAACCTATGAAAAGTCTAAAAAGTTTAACAATTTGATGGACCGCCTAGATTACCTTTATGGTGCAGACAGGCAGATGAGCTTTAACAACTTTGAGATTCATTTACTTTCTTATGAGGAAATGAGAAGTGCCATGGAGGCTCAGGGTATTGACAGAGACGACATGTATGAAAACACTCTTGAAATAACAAACAAGATTGAAGAGTATGACATTAAAGACCACATGAACCTATTGCCAGTTCAGTACAAAGACCCAGATAAAGAATTAAAGACTTTGGCTATTGAAGGACTAAAAGCCAGAGGGCTAGATGGCAATGCCGAATATCTAGATAGGCTTGAAGAAGAGCTTAAGGTAATTAAAGATAAAAACTTTGGACCATACTTTCTTGTTGTGCGCTCTATGATTGCATGGGCAAAGAAGGAAGACATCATGGTTGGTCCAGGACGAGGATCGTCTGCGGGATCTTTGCTTTGTTACTCTCTGGGCATTACAGACATTGACCCAATTAAGCATGGCCTTCTGTTCTTCCGATTTATTAATCCAGAACGTAATGACTTCCCAGATATTGATACAGACATCCAGGATAACCGTCGTGAAGAAGTTAAAGATTATCTTGTTCGTCAATATCGTCACGTTGCATCTATTGCAACATTCTTATCTTTTAAGGATAAGGGTGTAGTAAGAGACATTGCACGTGTACTAAATATTCCTTTGCCAGACGTAAACAAGGTTATGAAACTTGTAGACACTTGGGATGAATACTGTAGCTCAAAGTCTACTGCGGAGTTCCGTGAGAAGTATCCAGAGATTGAAAAGTATGGAGAGCAACTACGTGGACGAATTCGTGGTACTGGTATTCATGCTGCTGGAGTTGTAACCTCTAAAGAACCAATCTTTAGGTATGCGCCAATGGAAACCAGATCATCTCCTGGCTCTGACGAAAGAATTCCAGTAGTTGCAGTTGACATGGCTGAGGCCGAAAGAATTGGATTAATTAAGATTGATGCTTTGGGTCTAAAAACTTTGAGTGTGCTACAGGACACCCTAAAGATTATTGAACATAGAAATGGAAAAAAGATTGATCTCCTATCTATCCCAATGGAAGATTTAAAAGTTTACGAAATGCTCTCTTCTGGATACACCAAAGGAGTTTTCCAATGTGAAGCTACGCCATACACAAACTTGCTGGTAAAAATGGGTGTCAAAAACTTTAATGAGCTAGCAGCTTCCAATGCGTTGGTTCGTCCAGGCGCTATGAATACAATTGGTAAAGACTATATTGCTCGTAAGCATGGAAAGCAAAATATTTCTTATCACCACCAAGTTATGAAAAAGTTTACAGAAGATACTTACGGATGTATCCTTTATCAGGAACAAGTTATGCAAGCTTGTACAGAGCTCGGTGGAATGACCATGGCAGAAGCAGACCAAGTTCGTAAGATCATTGGTAAGAAGAAAGACGCCAAAGAGTTTGATAAGTTTAAGGATAAGTTCATAGACGGATCATCTAAGTTTATGGCACCCAACTTGGCAAGAGATCTTTGGCACGACTTTGAAGCCCACGCAGGGTACTCGTTCAACAAGTCTCACGCTGTAGCCTACTCAACCCTGTCTTATTGGACAGCATGGTTAAAGTTCTATCACCCACTAGAATTTATGTATTCCTTGCTTAAGAATGAAAAAGATAAAGATACCAGAACAGAATACTTGATTGAGGCAAAGCGTATGGGGATTGCCGTAAAGCTACCGCACGTAAACGACTCCGACGCTGACTTTAAAATTGAGGGCAAGGGAATTCGTTTTGGACTAACCGCTATCAAGTACATCTCCGATAACATTGCTTCTAAGTATATTGCTCAGAGACCATTCAAAAACTATAAGCATCTAGAAGAATTTACCCATACAAAAGGAAGTGGTGTCAACAGCAGGTCCTTGCAGGCCTTGCGTGTAATTGGTGCTGCAACCTTTGAAGATAACTCTAGAAACGAAGAAGAAATTAAAGAAAATCTTTATGAGTTTCTGAATCTTCCAGAGTTTAATATCACAGTGCCATCTCACTATTACGCTTTCATCAATCCTGTAGAAGAGTTTGAAGAAAAGGGTGCGTTTGTTTTGATGGGAATGGTAAAATCAATTAAGCGTGGAAAAGGCTGGTCACGAGTAGAAGTACTAGATAAAACTGGAAGCGTAGGAATATTTGATGAAGAGCAAACAGTTATTGAGGCTGGCAGGAGTTACCTTCTTCTATGTGATAACAATAGGATTGTTACTGCCATTCCCGTGGATGAAATAAAACAATCTAGTAATGCCTTAGTAAAGTTTTTGGGGTATAAGCAATTGCCCTACAAAGATGAAGAAATGTTTGTAGTTTCTTTTAAGCCAAGGATAACTAAGGCTGGTAAAAAGATGGCTTCCCTTACCCTTGCAGATAGTTCTAGAAACCTACACTCAGTAACCGTTTTCCCAACAACCTTTCCAAAAGCATACATGAAGATCCAAGAGGGTTCATCATACGACTTTTCGTTTGGAAAAACAAAAGACGGAACAATAATTATGGAGGATGTAAATGATATATAACTCATTAGATAATTTGGCAAAAGATATTCACACTACGGCAGTAGAAAAAGGATTTTGGCCAGACAAGGTGGATGATATTTTTATTGCCAAACAGATGATGATGATTGTATCAGAAGTGGTAGAGGCGATGGAGGCTATTCGCAAGAATAAGGGAAAGCAAGAAGTTGCTGATGAAATGGCAGACATTATAATCAGAACACTTGACTTATACCAAGGATTGGTGGATAATGGATATGTCGACCAAGAGCTACAGGTAGCTCTAAACAATAAGACTAGTTTTAACAAGTCACGACCAGAAAGACATGGAGTAAAGTTTTAATGACAACTATAGAAGAAGCGTTTGCACTGTTAGATCCAAAGATTAGAAAAAGAATTGCCTCTGGGGTAGGAGTTAAAACAGAACTACAGCCTACGCCAAGCGTTGGCCTTAATAGAGCACTGGGCGGTGGCTTTCCATATGGAAGACAGGTTCTTCTTTGGGGAAGCAAGTCTAGTGCAAAGTCTTCGCTCTGCTTGCAAACGATTGCTATGGCACAGAAAGAGGGAAAGCTTTGTGCTTGGGTAGATGCAGAAATGTCCTATGATGAAGATTGGGCAAAAAAGCTTGGGGTAGACACATCTAAACTTATATACTCTGAGGCCAGAAGTGTAAACGACATGGTAGATGTTGGTGTTGCACTTCTTCATGCAGGGGTAGATATTATTGTAATCGATAGTATTAGCTCTCTTCTCCCAGCCGTATACTTTGAAAAAGATTCTGATGAGCTAAAGGCTTTGGACCAGACCAAGCAAATTGGGGCAGAGTCTAAAGACTTAAAACACGCTTGGTTAATGCTAAACTATGCAAATAATCGTGAAAAGCCCGCTCTAATTATTGCAATTTCTCAAGCAAGAAATAACATTACCGCAATGTATACCCAGTCAGTGCCAACTGGTGGTCTAACCACTCAGTTTATGTCTTCAACTATCGTTAAGTTGTTTTCTTCAAGCTCTGACTCTAAAGCTATAAAGGGCAAGATCAAGGTTGGAGACAAGCTAATTGAACAAAAGCTTGGCAGAAGGGTTCTATGGGAAGTCCAGAACTCAAAAACCTCTGCCCCAGGAGATACTGGAGAATATGACTTCTACTTCAGAGGCGACACAATCGGCATAGACGGGATTGGGGACCTAGTGGACACTGCAGAGATGTTAGGGGTTGTAGAGCGCTCAGGGGCCTGGTACATCCTCCCAGACGGGTCTAAGGTCCAGGGTAGAGATGGTTTCGTAAATAAGGTCAAAGAAGACAAAGACCTTGAAGCCTCTATTAGAAGCAAGCTAGATGTCTAAATATATAGTTATTAGCGGTAAATTCCCTTGTCATACTTGCAAGAAAGAGGTAACGTCTTTGCGTTGCTATGGAGAAGATCAGCTACTTAGCTGGATGTGTGAAGACAAACACCTAACAAACGTAAGCTTAAAGTCAAAACGAAAGAAGGATTATGAGCGAGAAAAGTGAAAGCAAAAGGCTTGGAGCTAAGCAGCACAAGAATTCTGGCAGGGGGCTTCACAAGGGCGACGCTTCTTGGGAAAACTTTACCGTTGACTTTAAGGAAGTTGGCAAGTCGTTTACCCTAAACAAAGATGTCTGGGCAAAGGCAACTACGGATGCGATTAAGAATAACAACGATCCAGCAATCGTAGTCGTACTAGGAGAGTCTGGAATGAAAACAAGATTAGCAATTATAGAATTATCAATACTAGAAGAACTGACAGGAAAATAAAAAATGAAAATACTACTACTAGATATAGAAACAACACCAATGCAGGTCTATGCGTGGGGCCTTTGGGACCAGAACATCAGCATTGATCAAATCATCAAGAGCACAGAGATGCTATGCTTTGGTGCAAGGTGGCTAGATGGAAAGAAGGTAATCTTTAAATCCGTTCACCACGATGGCAAGAAAGAAATGCTAAAAGAGTTGCACAAGCTAATGGACGAGGCAGACTTGTTAGTTGGCTGGAACTCTGCAGCTTTTGACCACAAGCATATTAATCGAGAGTTCTTAGAGAATAAGATGGCACCGCCATCACCTACAAAAGACCTAGATCTTATGAGCATCACAAAGGCTAACTTCTTGTTCCCATCGAACAAGCTAGACTATGTGGCACAAAAGCTAGACGTTGGTGCCAAGGTAAAGCACTCTGGATTTAAGCTATGGATTCGCTGTATGGAAGGCGATAAAAAAGCTTGGAAAGAGATGAAAGAATACCAGATTCAAGATGTGAATCTTCTGGTAGATCTATACCAAGAGCTGCTTCCTTGGTTTGTTGGCAAGGCAAGTGCAACAACAAAAGAAAAGATAGCTATCTCTGGGTATGACAGGGAATCTGAGGTATAATATTATTATGGAACAACAGCAAACAACTATCGATTCAATTAACGGACTATCTGAAATTGCAGAGTATATGCAGGATGAGGAGCTAAACACAGCTCTTACCTTTATTGCCAAGGTAATTATTAAGCCAGATATCCCTATTAACGTAGTGACAATAGAGATTGTAAGATTACAGGCTATTGCCGCTAAGATGGCATTCAAGGCTACTTGGATGGCTAACGTAGATAAGTCAGATCGTGGCAAGAAAAATCTATACTATACTGCTGCAGAAGCAATCAACAACCTTGTCTCTGCCTTGAAATATATCGCTAGATAGTGTATACTAGAGGTATATAGAAAGACTTTAAACAATGACAAAAAGCTTGCTGCAACAAATAATGATAAAGACAGAACAAAAGATTGCCTCTAGGCCTTCTTTTCTAGACCAGGCAGCACTTATTGAAAAGATTAAGTCTGGCTATATTGTCAATCGTGTAGATAAGTTTACCACAAAGACTAGCTTTGCCCCATCAACTATCGCATACTCTCACGGGGAATGTCCTAGATACTGGTATCTTGCCTTTAGTGGTGCCATGTTTACAGACAATGCAGATGCATATGGCGGAGCAAACATGACTGCTGGAACAAAGTCACACGAAAGAATCCAGAAAGCTATGGGCGATGCTGGCATTCTTAAGGATTCAGAATTTAAGATAACATCATCAGATCCACCAATCTTTGGTTATGGAGACGTTGTGCTAGATTGGGATGGTCAAGATCTTCTTGGAGAGATTAAGACTATGCCCAACGAAGGCTTTGAATATAGGAAAATTGCAGGAAAACCTAAGTCTGGCCATCTAATACAGCTACTTATTTATATGAAAATTTTAAACAAAAGTAAAGCTGTAATGATTTATGAAAATAAAAACAATCATGAACTTTTGATTTTTCCTGTAGAACTAAATGAGTATTCTTTTAAGTGGGTAGAGAACGCTTTTGAATGGATGAGAACAGTTAGAAAGGCTTGGGAAGATAAAGCCCTGCCAGAGAAAAACTATAGGTCCAATTCAAAAATTTGCAAGACTTGTCCGATTCGGGCAACTTGTGATGTAGCGGGTACTGGGGAGATAAAGATTAAATCCTTGGAGCCGCTAGATGAAGCATTGTCAATGGTGTGACCTAGGTTTTGAAACCAAGGTTTCTTATCAAATATATTGTTCTGCAGAGTGTAGAGATTTAGCTACAAAACAAAAAATTGCAGAGAGGTATCAGCTTTCTAGAATTAGTCGCAGAACTGGCAAGCCCAGGAAGTGCAAGAAGTGTGAGCAAAATTTGTCAATCTACAATGACGATCCAATCTGTAGCAAGTGTTTAATTAATCCAATAGACATATCTATTGCTTTAAAGGACATAAAAAGGTTGTCTAATGGTAAATCTTAATCTATTAAAAGACCTACCCAAAAACATTTGTGCTATTGATGCCAGCACAAACAACCTAGCCTTTGCTATTTTTAACGACAAGTCCCTAGTCGCTTTTGGAAAGATTAGCTTTAAAGGATTAGATACCTACTCTAAGGTTGGAGATGCTGCAAGAAAGTCATTGGCCTTTTTTGAAAAGTTTGACATTGATGCAATTGTTATTGAGCACACCGTTTTTATGAACAGCCCCAAGACTGCTGCAGACCTTGCTCTTGTTCAGGGTGGCCTTTTGGGGGCAGCAAGAATTGTGGGCATCAAGAAGTTTGGCTCTGTGAGTCCAATTACTTGGCAAAACTTTATAGGAAATAAAAAACTAACTACCCCAGAAAAACTAGAGGTAGCTAAGAATAATCCAAACAAAGCTCCTTCCACACTCAAAACAATTGAGAGAGAGTTTCGCAAACAAAGAACTATTAAGTTTGTGAACACCTACTACGACAAAAAGATAGATGACAACGATGTTGCTGATGCAGTAGCAATTGGGCACTATGCTGTGAATAATCCAGGAAAGATTGGTTTGTAAAAATGGCAGCGAAGCTGTATACTAGTGAAGCATGGCTTAAAAAAAGATATTGGCTGGACAAAAAAAGTCCAGAAGATATTGCAAAAGAATGTGGAACAAGCGTAGAAACTATATATGTTTACCTAGCAAAATTTGGACTAAGAAAGAGTAGAAGATGAGCATACAAACAGAAAAAGATATTGAGAGAGTTTCAGATCAAGTAAAAGAATTATTAATTTCTAAGAATAGATCTTACGGAGACTCTGCACTACATCCTTCGAGAATATTCTCAAAGACCGACAACGTAGAGCAGCTGCTTGTCCGCATTGACGACAAGCTTTCTCGCATACAGAATGGGCACGACTGGCCAGGGGATAACGAGATTGATGACTTGCTAGGATATCTGATCCTACTAAAGATTGCAAAAGAAAGATCTTCTAGTGAATAAAAGAAGGCTTGCTCCAATTAAGGAAACCAAGTTTGAAAGAATAAAAGAAATGCAGATTGGAACTAGGACCCTTATCTCTGGAGAGATTATTAAAATTGCTGGAGAGTACGGCTCAAGATTTAGGTTTGATAGTCTTGTGACTAATAAAGAAACTGGCTCTCAGTGGGTAGACTGCTTTGAACTTAGCAAGGGAGTGATTTCTGGATGGAGATCGTTTAAATCTGATAGAATTAGACTAATGCCAATAAAAAGGGGTAAAAAGAATGTCGACTGAAGATAACCTAATTGAACACCTAGACAAGGTTAATAAGGTCGTAGAAGAATACCTAAAGGGTAGCGAAGCAACGCAAATATCCAAAGAGCTTGACATACCAAGACAAAAGGTTGTTAGCTATATAAACGAGTGGAAGCAGATGGCTTCTGATAACGCAGCTATTCGTGCAAGAGCCAAAGAGGCTTTGGTTGGCGCAGACACACACTACAACAAACTAATTAATAAAGCTTATGAAGTTATTGATGATGCAACTACAACTGCAAACCTAAGTGCAAAAACTGCTGCTATTAAACTAGTTCTTGACATTGAGGCAAGAAGAATTGACATGCTTCAAAAAGCTGGGTTACTTGAAAACAAAGAGTTGGCAGAAGAAATGCTTGAGATTGAAAGAAAGCAAGATGTTCTTGTGAACATTCTTAAAGACATTGCTTCGGAATACCCACAAATACGAGACGAGATTATGCGCAGGCTATCTGCTGTTTCAAAAAACAAAGAGGTAATTACAATTGTCAGCGATGTTTGATGACTTCTTAGAAGTTTTAAAAGACAGCAACTTTGACGAGACGCCAGTTGATGCAAAAACATTTGTAGAAGGCGAAGACTATCTTGCTCAACCACCACTGTCAGATGTTCAATACGATATTGTCGAAGCTATGAGTCAAATTTATAAACTAGAAGATTTAATTAATTTAATGGGACAGGAAGAGGGTACAAAATATTACAAAAAGTATACAAAAAATGAGGTTATTCTTCAGCTTGGTAAAGGATCTGGCAAGGATTTTACGTCTACTGTTGCGTGTTCTTACATCGTATACAAGCTCCTTTGTCTTAAGGACCCAGCGAGATACTTTGGAAAGCCAGCTGGCGATGCGATTGATATCATTAACGTGGCGATTAACGCTCAGCAAGCTAAGAATGTTTTCTTTAAGGGTTTCAAAAATAAAATAGAGAGATCTCCTTGGTTTGCTGGAAAGTTTTACGCAAAGGCTGAGTCAATTGAATTTGATAAAGCTATCACGGTTTACTCTGGACATTCAGAGCGTGAATCTCATGAGGGTCTTAACCTTATCTTGGCAGTCCTAGATGAGATATCTGGATTTGCACAAGAAATTGGTGGCGGTAATGATCAAGGCAAAACCGCCGATAACATTTATAAAGCGTTCCGTGCATCTGTAGATTCTCGATTCCCAGATCTTGGAAAAGTAGCGTTGCTATCATTCCCACGTTTTCCAGGGGACTTTATTTCTCAAAGATACGACTCAGTGATTGCAGAAAAAGAAAGCATTGCCAAAACTCATACCTTTATAATGAACCCAGACTTGCCAGAAAATGCTGAGGGCAACTCTCTAAAAATTGATTGGGATGAGGACATTATTATCTCATACAAATATCCAGGGGTGTTTGCACTAAAGAGACCAACTTGGGTTGTCAATCCAACCAGAACTATTGACGACTTTAAATTAGCCTTCTACACAGACATTGGCGATGCAATGCAGAGATTTGCATGTGTTCCCACCTTCGCATCTGACGCATTTTTTAAACAGCGTGAGAAGGTTAGAGCCTGCATGACAATTAGAAATCCAATTGATTCCTCAAAAAGATTTGACGAAGCATTCAAACCAGATCCAGAGAAAAAATATTTTGTTCATGCCGACCTTGCACAAAAGCATGACAAGTGTGCGGTAGCAATTGCTCACGTAGAAAAATGGGTATCTGTTCAAGTCATGAAAGATTATGAGCAGGTTGTTCCAATGGTTATTGTAGATGCTGTTGTCTACTGGGAACCAAGAGTTGAAGGCCCCGTAAACCTTTCTGAAGTAAAGCAATGGATTCAAAACTTACGTAGACAGGGATTCGATCTAGGAATGGTTAGCTTTGACCGTTGGCAATCTTTTGATATACAGAACGAGCTAAAGTCCGTTGGTATTAAAACTGAAACGGTATCTGTAGCAAAGAAACATTACGAAGATATGGCAATGCTTATGTACGAAGAAAGACTAGCCATGCCAGCAATTGAGCTACTTTTTGAGGAGCTAACAGAATTAAAGATTATGAAAAACAATAGGGTAGACCACCCAAGGAAAAGCTCCAAGGACTTAGCTGACGCTGTTTGTGGCGCAATCTTTGGTGCAATATCGCATACGCCAAGGGATCAAAATCTTGAAGTAGATATCCACACCTTCAGAGATAGGCCCAAGACTCAGCTTGACACTGGTAAGGACAATGTGATACAATATAAGCCTATCCCGAAAGACATCAAAGACTATCTGGATAGTTTCGAAATAATCTAAA